TCACCTGTGCAGCCCTTTTTGATCGTGGGCAGAATGAAAGAACGGTAACTCGTATAAACGTATTTGCCCTTAGCGGTGCAGAGCCATGTTGCCTTGCCCTTGCGGGTATCGGTATGGACAAATGCGGAATCGCCATACCAGTAGATGCCCACGGCTCCGAAATATCGTGTAGCCACGATGCCCAGTGCTACCGGGTTGATGCTACGATCCTGCATCCGCCAGTCAGCAGCAACACCATATAGATGTTTGCTTGCTTTGCCGCCGCCAACGTGCTTATTGTGCTTGATGCAGCGGTATCCGCTGGTAATCTTGATCTTGCCGCCCAGTTTATCGCGGATGGTCTGGAGCCGCTTGATGAGGTCATCATCAATCAGCTGGGCATTGCAGCCACAGGTAGGCGGACACTGGAACTCGGCCAGCCCAAAATTGGCAGTAATCATGCGCGGGTCATCCCGTGCAAAGTCGATAATTGCCATACTATGCACCTCCTTTCAGTACGGCGCGGGGGCTTAGTAGTCCTCGCCCGTGATCTCCTTGAACTCATCGGCGGTGATCTTCTTGCCGACAGCAGCGCGAACGTGCTTGACCTTCCACAGGCCGTTGTCGTACCATTTCTTGATCTTGTCAAAGTCCTTGCTGTGTTCAATATCAGACATCGTTATCCACCTCCATACCATTTTCGGGGCTGGTTTCAGCCTCATCTTCGGGCAGATCAATACCCGCCATCATCGCGGCGAAATACAGATTTGCCTCATTCGTGGCGGCTTTGGCCTGAGCATCGGCGGCGGTGTTACGCAGCTCGATTGCCTGTTTTGCCAGCGGAACATACTGGAATGCCATAGCTGTTTTCCTCCCATAACTTGAAATAGTAAACGGTCATCTCGCAAATCAGATGGTAGCAATCGCCCTGCTCGGCGTGGGCTTTCCAGCTTTGGAAACAGTCATCAACGCGTTCCCGCGTCATAATGCCCGCCCGTGCCAGCCCGACCAGTTTTCGCAGCTTGCGGCGTTCTCGGCTGATCTTTTCCGGCAGTAGCTTTTGTACTACCTTGCCTGTCTTGGTCAGGCGGAACGAGAAGCCTAGAAAACGGATGGGCTGTTTGATGGGTGCTATCTGAGTTTTGCGGGTATTCAACGTAAGCCCCAGAGCTTGCAGCCGCTTTTCAATCTCCATCCAGCAGTATTGCAAGTACGCCTTATCCGGGTGCAACAGGATGAAATCATCCATGTACCGCACATAGAATTTGATGCGAAGCTGCTCCTTGATGAAATGGTCTAGGTCATCCAGTACGGCTAATTGACTTAGCTGTGTTACCTGACTGCCCAGCCCCATGCCCACCGTAGGATCAGGCCCGTGGTCAAAACTGTCTATGATCCGGCAAACCTCGTTATACGCCCACGGATCGGATACGCGCTTTGCGATGGCGGCTTTCACCACGGAATGCGGTGTGCTGCCGAAGAAATTGTGCAAGTCCATTTTCAGCGTGTAGCCGTTCAGCCCATACTTGCGCCAGTAGCGTTGCAGGTGACATTTCAGCCTTTTCCGTGCAAACTGTGTACCCTTGTCGTTCATGCAGGCGGCGTTATCCCATATAAAGGAACGGGATACCTCCGCCGTCAGATAGTTGTCGCACAGGCTGCGCTGGAAAACCCGATCTTTGAACCGGGTGCTGGTGACATCGCGGCGTTTCGGCTCGTAGATCACGAAACGGCTGTATGCGCTGATTTTGTACTTGCCCGTCAACAAGTCCTCGTGCAGTTTCAGGCAGTTGGACAAGCCATTACTGACCCATCCCGCTACGCTGTCTTTCCACAGCACATTAGACTTGCAGATCATCATTGCTTTATAGAGTGATTCAAAACTGCAAACTTTGGTTTTTACGTCCATACATAAAAAATCCGCCGTGTATAGCTGTACCAGCTCTTAAAGCTGACAGCATCGGCGTTCTGTTTTCGCCTTTATCGGCTGGGATAACGGCTCCTTGTGTGAGCGCACTCGGTTCGGAGGGCCTTTTCAGAATAGGCACAACTTACTACTTTCTCGCATTACTCACAATCCGGGGCCACGCCGCCATTGCCGTTGTTCGCATTGTTGTTGTTCAGAGAACCGTCAGAGTTGACATTGCGCACATTGTTCGCGTTGCCAGTGTTCGGCGGAGGCTGCATCATAGCCGTTACCCCGTTGTTTTTATCATAAGGGTCGATGAATCGTTCTTTATCGGACTTCCGCCAGCTTCTCAGCTTGTTGCGGCTCTCATTGATGAGTTTCGTCCAGAACTCGATGCGGCTTTCTTCCAGCCCGAACATCATATACGCCAGATTTGCCAGTGCTTCAAGCTGGTAAGAGGCTTCAATGGATTCGGACTGGAGATTGAAACGCCGCATAGCAGCATCCATGTCGCCGGGTTCAACGTAAACTTTGTTCGCCCTGAACGCCACCACAAAGACTTCAATCGCGGCATCAACGATTTTTCCGATAAAGCACCAGCGGTATCTTTTCGGAAAACATTTTTCGTTGCCGCAAATATCCATCGTGTACTTGGCCAGCTGTGCGCTGTTGGTGAGGAATTTCAGTTCTCCGTCTTTACGTTTTCCTGCGACTACTGCCATAATAGATTCATCCTTTACTTTAGATTAACTGAATGTCCGCGCCTGTCGGCGCGGATCGGTAAGATTAAGCGATGGTACAAGCCGGGGCCACGCCGCCATTGCCGCTGCCCGCAGTGCTGGTGCTCAGAGAACCGTCAGAGTAGACACGGCGCACATCGTTCGCGTTGCCAGTGTACGGCGTTCTGATCCAATACCACTGCGGATTGCCGTTCAGCCGCTTGACGCGGGCAGAATCCGCGCCAGTATTGGCGGCATCCTTGTCGCTGTAAGCGGAATAACGCTGCCATGCGGGGCCTTCATCAATGTTGTTTTCCTTGCCCATGTACAGGTTCGGGCGGGAGGGAAAGTAGAACTTGTCGATGGTCACATCGCTGCCGCCGCCCTCGTTGATGTTGTTCCGGGCGGTGGTCAGTCTGACCGGGGCGATGACTTCGAGGAAGTCAGCATCCATGCCGTTCATCCAGCCCGCCATAGATTTATTCCATTCGGGAGGACGGTCAAAGACGGTCTTAGGAACCCAGAACGTACCAGCCGCGCCGTCAGAGTTGAGCCACTGGCGGATCGCGGATTCAGACCAGTTGTTAGAGCCGTAGCGGATGCGGTGGGTGTGGCTCATGTTCTCGGTCTTGCCATCTGCCGTGCCCAGATCAGTGCCGCCCGCGCCCAGAGAAACGGGCACGGTTTCGATTGCATCCGTGTCCGTCACCTTGGTGTAGCTGCTGATCTTGATCGTGCTGGCCTGCGTATTCCAGCCCCACGGGAACATCAGGATACCGCCAGCGGGAACAGGCTTGGTCAGCTGGAACTGGAACGTAGAACCGCCGCCGTAAGTGGTATCATAATCGGGCAGCAGGGTGAAGTGGTAAATGCCAGCGGCCAGACCGTCCTTGGTATAATACAGGGCTTCGGTGTTGTCGCACTGCATCTGCTTGTAGACGTTCAGCAGATGGAGCTGCATACTGTGTTTCTTGGTTTTGTCCACCAGAGTTTCACTATCGAAACCAGCGACCTCAAAGGTCAGGGTTTCGGAACCCTTGCTGACCTTGAACAGATCGCCCACAGAGAACACGCTAGGAGCAAGGCCCAGCCGGACGATGTTCTGCACGGCTTTCCAGCTGGTGATCGGGTAGTTCTGACCCGCGATAGCAGCCAGCAGTGCATTGGTCTGGTTCATAGTATCCTTGAATGTGTTATCCAGCAGAATAGGTTCTGCGACCTCATCCGCCTGAGTGCTGACTTCTGCCGTGGTCATGGCTTCGTCCTCGGTAGCGGCCTGAACCGCAGCAGCATTTTTCTTAGTAGCCATTAGGAAACCTCCTTCTTGATCTTGATGCAGAGCTTGCCATCCTTGATAACAAGGCCCAGCCCGTCAATGCTCTGCTGTAACTTGGTGACGGTAGATGTGTCTGCCTTGGACGTTTTCAGCCCTTCCACAGTGCCGTTCAGAGCGGACACAGTAGACGCATCAGCTTTGGCCTTTTTCAGCCTTTCCACCGTGGTATTAAGGGTGGACACGGAATCCGTGCTTGCCTTACCAGCCAGTGCAGTGTTGGTGTCCTTGACAAAGTTCGTGAAATTCTGGTTCAGAGTGTTCACGGTGGTTTTATCCGCCTTGTCCGTAGAAAGACTGTCCAGAGTAGACCGCAATGCGGCAGACACAGCGGCTTTCAGGGTGGAAACCTTGATGTTATAGGTTTCACCGCTGGACGATACCAGAATCAGGTCATCGTCCGCTGCCTCTGCCAGCGTTGCAAAATCTTGGATTCGTTTATCTGCCATAAAAACCTCCTGTTAAAGATTTTTGCGGAATGATTTAGACAATCATAGGCATCGCCATCCTTTCCTCTTAGCCATCAGGCTTTTTTCTTTGTTACAAAACAGAGCCGTCCACCGACCATTTTATAAGGCCCCATGATGTCCAGCTTCGATTTGATTCCTTCAATTTCGGTATGCACATCGGTAAACTTCTGATCCGCCGCTTTTTGTGCATCCGACAGCTCGCTCTTTGTGGTGTAGCCAGCCGCTACGTCCTCCAGAATCTGCTTTTCGGTTTTCTCGGCTCGATCCTTTTCCGCCTTAATCTGATCCGACAGTGCAAGCTCTGCCTGCCCAGCCCGGATGATCTCAGCCTCTAACTGCGCCGCCAGAGTACCAGTTTCACCACTGCCGCTGTTGACCTTATCGGTCAGATCGTCAATCGACTTGTTCACAGACTTGTCGAGGGATGCCAGCGACTGCTGCAACTTCTGGTATTCCTTCTTGTACGGATATTCCACGCTCAACTCTTCGCTGTTTGGGGCGTTGAGATCGGCACGGAAATCTATATCAAAGGTGAGCGTTTCAACGCACAGAACACTTCGCACAGCATCACCGATGATGACCTTATCGCCCAGCTCTGCCGCCGGGTCAAAGATCGTCTTAGATGCTGTAAACGGGCTGTATGTGATGCCTTTCAGCCGTTCATACAGGTCATTCACTATGTTCTGCGTCAGGCAGTCGGAAGAAATATCCAGCACATACCCGGAGTTGTTACCAGCTCCCAGCGTGTCGTTGCCCACCGTAGCAGAGATGCCAGACAGGGTGACAGATGTACCAGTTGTAAGCTTGCCGCAAACCACGGGCACATTCAGCACACCATCGGCGGGTACGACCTCGCCGTTAGACCATGCCAGATAATAGCCCTGCGGGGTGATGATCGAGTTACCGTGTTCATCCGTGACATGATAGGATGCCACGATGGGGCTTTCCGGGGTTTCTCCGCTGGAATCATCGGCAGAAACAACGGTAGCCCCGCCGTCCTTGTAAACGATGATGCTACCGTCTGCTGCCTTGATGACGTTGAAATCCTCATCAATCAGGCGGTATGTTTCATCCGCTGCCGATGTCAGAGGGATAAGCCGGAGCAAATTGTCCTCGGTTATGATCCAGTTGCCGCCGTGACAGATCGCAATATCAACCAGTAAAGATTGCATTGTTTTGTCCGCAGACGGTTTCGGAATCATGTAATCCGCCCCGGTATTGATCTTTGTGCGGGGGTCAATTCCGACCTCTAATCGGGCGGCGATGTCCTCTACAACATCAATCATAGGCCGGGGCCACACCAACGCATCATCCGCGCTGGTCAGATACGGAGTATTTGCCATGAGCATAGCGTCATAGCAATCCAGCGTTACCAGACCATTGTGCTGGGAATCATCACGCTGATTGATGAAAAACGTGCCAAAGCTGGCCCATTCGCTGTATGCCTCATCGTCAGTGATCCGGGCCATGATCTTGACCGGGCTTTCGATTCGATCCGGGGTTAGCACCGACACGGACAGTGTAGCCGCGATGCAGCTACCTACCGCCATCGGCTGCGCCATCAACTTTCGCACGATTATCGGGGCAGAGATGGTGGTATAATCCTTGCCGCCCGAAATGAGCTTTGCTTCTGTGCGAAAACGGCCACGCGCCGCCAGTTTCGCCCAGAGGTTCGATCTACCTCTCATCCCGTCACCTCTCGATGATGTCAAACGTCACGCCATCGTAGTACGTTTTGCCCTTGATGCTGCGCTGCACACCCTCGTTGATGGTGGAGAAATAATAGCTGCTAGTAACGCCGCGATTGACACGGGCATCCAGCAGGGTGATAGAGATGTAGTCCTTACCACCGTACATATCATTCTCCAGCTGCATCATGGTCTTAGCGTCCAAACGGTCAAACGTGACCGACCACTTGCGCTTTGTCGCAAGCCGCGAACGGTACATCAGACCGTCCAGCAGATTGCGTCCGCTGCCGTCAGAATCAACATCGTTCCGGGAGGGTTTCAGCTCAGTAATCAGTTTTGCATAGTCGTGACCGTTCACGACAAACATAGGAACCGCCATAGCTTTACGCCCTCCTTTCTTACCCGATCAGCGGGGAACTGCCCTGCGCACGGGTTCTGCGGTTGATTTCCTTAATCACCATATCCGTGATGCCGTTTGCATCCAGATTTACGGTAGCACCGCTGTACTTCTGGATCGCGTCAACAATCGCGGAGGTGGCATTGGTAACGGACTGGATCACGACAGAACCCAGTTCCTCGTTGGACGATGCAATGGTATCGCCCAGTGTAGCCGTGCCGCCGTTTGTCGCTTTCGCGGCGACATCATACGGCATGACCGTGCCAGTTGCAGCCTGCGGAGTGACAAATGCCACCCGGTCTGCGATACTGTTCAGACGGTCAATCAGGGTAGTAAAACTGTCCTCGATCTTGCTAGAGAAATCGGACAGCATACCATCCAACTTGTCCGAAACAACATTCCCGGTGTAATCCAGAGTAGGCGTTTCGGAGCCGATGGTGCTAGTGTCAGCCTGCGCCAACGTGGACTGCGCTGCATCAACCACCTTTTCCATCTGCTGCTGTGTGCCCTTGATAAGATCAGGAGTAGCTGCAACGATGCCGTTTTCGATGCCGGGGGGCAGCATTTCGCCGATCTCATCCCGCATCAGGCGAGAGGGCGAATGGATGCCGAAGAACGACTTAAAGCCGTTTACGATGCCGGAGCCGACTTTCTTCACGCCGTTCCACAGGCCGGATGCGGCATTTTTAATGCCATTGCCAATGCCCGTAACGATGTTTTTGCCGACATTGACCGCGCCGGAAACCACATTTTTTGCGCCATCCCAGATTCCGCTGACCACATTACCAATGCCCTTGCAGACATTCGTGACCGTGTTCTTGACGGCGTTAAAGGCGTTATTCACGCCATCGCGGAACCAGTCACACTTGTTATAGGCAGTTACCAGACCCGCGCCTAATGCGCCCACGCCAGCGATTGCAAGGCCGACAGGCCCGCCCGCTGTGGCAAGTCCGGCCAGAGTAGTACCCAGACCGCCGAGGGCAGTACCCGCCGTAGCTACCGCGCCGGAGAGTGTTGTTCCGATTGTGCCAGCCACACCAGCTGCGCCGGATGCCAGCGCACCCAGACCACCGCTGACCGTTGCACCGATAGAACCGATGCCCGCGCCGATGGATGTTACCAGACCAGACAGCCCGCCGCCTACGGTGGAGGCAATGCCGCCGATGGTAGAACCCACAGACCCGGCAATGCTGGACAGTCCGCCGCCGACAGTAGATGCGATGCCAGACAGCCCGCCGCTGAATAGCGATCCGAGTTTAGAGAACAGACCCGTTGCGCCGGATGCTATGTTAGAGAATCCGTTGCTGAACACCGAGCCGATGTTGGAGAGCATCGACCCCGCATTAGATGCCACGCCGGACAATCCATTGCTGAAAAATCCCTTGACAGAGTTCCAGAGATTTCCCGCATTGGATGCGATGTTGCTGAATCCGTTGCTAAACAGATTCTTGATGCCGTTCAGCAGCCCAGAGGAATTGTTCTGGATATTGCCCAGCCCATTCTTGAGCGTGTTCCCCAGATTCTGAATGAAAGAGTTGCCGTTCTGAGAAGTTCCGTTAAAGAAATTCTTGAACGTGTTACCGATGTTCTGGAGCATATTACCCGTGTTGGTCTGGATGCTACCAGAGCCGCCCTTGAACAGATTCGTGAGCCATTCAATAAACTGACCGCCCCACTGTTTCAGCTGCCCAAAGCCGCCCGACAGCAGTTCCAGAATCTTTCCGGGAATGATGGAGATCAGCGTCCAGAGATCGGGCAAACCGCCGTTCACGCCGTCTGTGATGCTGTTCGCCATGCCCTTGCCAGCCTCTACCAGAATATTGGTGTTGCCGGAGGTGGACAGGTTATCTTTCAGCCCGGAGATGATATTCCACGCAGCCTTTGCCATACCGACATATCCCTGTTCCTCATAGCCCTTATTCAGAGCCTCCAGAGAATCAGCGACAAACCCGGTGACGTTGGTACGGAAATTCTTATCCATGCTGTTGAATAAGCCCAGAGCAACATTTTTCGCTACGGTAGCCCAGTCACCAGACTGCACCGCGTCAATAATGCCCTTGATGTTGGTCAAACCGTCACCGCTGGAAAGGGCATTGGAAATGCGATCCATGTTGTTTTTCAGCGCATCAACAGTTTCATCCACAAAGCCCTCACCAAGCAGTGTGCCCTTGCCGTCCAATGCGTCATCCGCACCTGTGTAGACCGCCAAACCTAAATCGCCAGCCGCGTCCTCCGCCAGCCCGGAATTGTTGTCTATGCCTTGCGCCACACCCGCATCAAACCAGTAGCCCAGTTCTGCGCCCTCGGTAGATGGAGAGTGGATGCCCAGCGCATCCTTGAATGCGTTAATCAGCCAGTTGGATGCCTTGCCAGCAGCCTCAGACAGCCGTTTCAGCGTGTTCTGGATGCCGTTATAGATGCCGAGAATGACGTTCTTACCAACGCCCAGCCAGTCGATGTCCGTAAACTTCTTCTTAGCCGAATCGCCGATAGTTTTCAGTGCGGCGGGAATCTTCGTCTGGAGAGTGACAAAGCCGTTATAGATGAATCCAATAACAGCCTTACCAGCCGCCAGCCAGTCGATTCCCTTTAGCTTGGTGACGGCGTTGTTTCCAATGGTTTTCAGAGCGTCCGGCAGCTTGGTCTGGAGAGCGACAAAGCCGTTATAGATGAACCCAATAACGGCCTTACCAGCTGCCAGCCAATCAATGCCTTTCAGCTTTGTCACCACATTATCGCCGATGGTCTTGATCGCAGCGGGGAGCTTATCTTTCATCGCAACAAATCCGTTGTAGATGTTGCCAATGATGTCCTTGCCCTGCTGAATCCAGTTCACGGATTTCAGCTTCGTTACGATGTTGCCGGGGAGGTCTTTTATCGCGTTTACGACAGCGGTAATACCGCCCGTGATGCCGTTTTTCAGACCTTCCATGATATAGCCGCCCATCTCTGCCATAACGGTAGACGGAGAATGGATGCCAAAAGCGGCCTTGAATCCGTTGATAAACGGATCAAAAATATTTTTCTTGATCCATGTACCAATGCTGGAAAGGGCTTTCTGGATGCCCTCAAACAGCCCCTGAATGGTAAACTGCCCATCCTCGTAGGCTGTATCCTTCCACCATTTAACGACATCCGCCCACGGCTTCTTGATAAAGCCGATGATCGTAGCACTGATACCGCCCAAAGCCGCACCGATAGCCTCTACCGCGCTGCCAACAACTCCGCCCCAGTCGATGCCCGCGAGGAACTTTCGGATGTCATCGCCAAAGGCCCGCCAGTCGAAATTCTCAACGGCAGAACTGAACGTGTCCAGCAGCCCCTTGACGTAGGAGGACAGGGTTTCACCAGCCTTGCCCCAGTCGATTGCTGCAAAGGTATTCGTAAGGGCAGTACCGATTGCTGCACCGAGGCCGCGCCAGTTGAAGTTGGTAATAACACCGTGTAGCACATCCAGCTTTGCTTCAAAATACTCGCCGAGGGTCTGACCGAGCTTCGCCCAGTCAATATCCCGGATGGCGGCATTGAGGCCCGTTGCAATAGCCTTGCCGATGTTTTCCCAGTCGATGCCCGTCAGCAACAGGTGCATCGTGTTGACGATGGTATTCACGCCGGATGCAAACGTGCTGCCGATCAAATCCCAGTCGATGGTATCCACCATCGAATTGATGGTATCACAGAGCGCGTTCACCCATTTTGTGATCGTGCCGCCCACGTTATCCCAGTCGATAAAGTCCTTGATGCTCTGGAAAGCGGCATTGATTTTTTCACCGATGATCTTGCCCAGCCCGGTGAAATCGCCATCGGCAAAAGCCTTTTTCAGACGATCCACAAAGTCGGTCACACTGGTATCAATGGGGACTTCTTCAAACATCTGGGATGGATCAACAGACCCGTCATCCTTTTTCGTAGACTTATCGGACAGCACATTCAGCTCATCAAAGCTGGCAAGCTGCCGCTTTGCATCCTTTGCGGATTTAGAGGTCTTGTCCAGCGACTTGGCGTAGTCCTCTTGGATGGATGTTGCCTTTTTATAGACCTTCTGCCCAGACAGTGCCGCCGTAAACATCCCGATATAAGAAATGGCCTCTACCAGCTTACTAATAAGGTAAGTAAGGGCCGGGGCTGCTGCCTGTAAAATCGGGTCAAACGCCGATGCCAGACTGTTTTTCAGCTGCGTAAGAGCAGATGTGATGGACGAGATGGCTTTGTTGGTAGAACTGGAATACTGCGCCAGATTACCGAATCCGGCCACCAGTGCCACCCGCAGCTTGTTCACAAGCACAAACAGAGAACGAATGCCAAAAGTGTACTTGAGAATAGTTTTCAGGCTGGTTCCAAAGCCTGCATTCGCCGACTTAGAACCCTTGTTCAGCCCAACAAAAGACGTAGCCACCTTTTTTACCTGATCGGCGAGCAGCGAAACGCCTCTGCCCGCAAGGTCTTTGACCTCGCTCGCAATGCGCTGGATACAGGCAACAGCGGTATCCTTTGCCGCAATAAAGGCAGAACCGATCATCTTTCCCAGTGCGGAGAAAACAGAAGTGTTTTTGGCAAAGAACTTATCAACCGTGGCGCAAAGGTCATTGTACTTTGCCTGTACATCTTCCAGCTGAGCGGAATACTGGGCATACTGTTCGGTATCCGCGCCCGAAACAAAATCCTCCCCGTTGTCGGTGAGGATCTGCTGTGTAGCTTTCAAATCTTCGATCTTGCGCTTGGTCTGGTCAATGTCGTACTGGAGATTCTGGTATGCCTTGGAGGAATGCTTTACCCCGGTGGCATCCATCTTATCCTGTTTCGCCATCAACTTGTCCAGTTCGGTTTCTGCTTTCTGGATTTCCTGCGTAGTCCACGCATAATCATCCGTTGGAACCTGAGAATCTGCAAGTTCCTCCAGCTTATCCGAAAGATCGTCAATTCGCTGCTGCATGGAATCCGCCAGATCATTAAAGCGTTCCAAAGGCGTAGTTGTTACGCCCATAGCCTTATCCGCCGAGGATTCCAGTTTGGAAAGGTCAGATGTCAAAGAATCAAGGTCTTTCTGGAGATCGGACACGGACTGCTTGGCAGCAGTCGTATCAAATGCCCCGGAAAGATTATTGTCCTCCGCACTGTTCATCTGATTTTCCATGTTTTCCAGTGCAGTGTTCAGGCCGTCCACTTGCGACTGTAACTGCGTTACCTGAGCCTCCAGCTGCTGAACCCGGCTACTGGAATCATCTGCCGCCTTGCTTGTATTGGCAAATGCAGAGCCGAATTGCGCGTTAAGCTGTTTAATCTCAGAAGTTAGGGATTGAATGGCTTGCAACAGTTCTTTGCTACCCGCCTCAAACCCGGATTGATCCAGTTCGGTATCAATTACGATAGAACCGTCAGAATGTTCGGCCATTGCTTCACCACCTTTTAACCGAGTAGAGCATTAAGGCGATCTTTTGCGGCCTGTTCTTCTGCCGTGAGTTTCGTTTTCAACTCGCAGATGTCCTTATTCGCATTCCAGAAATCCCGCTCCCATTTTTCCAGCTTCTTGCCAGATGCCTTTTTCTGGCGGAGGCTGAGAACGTGAGAAAAAACGCCCTCCTGAATCTCCATAAAGTATCCGTAAAACGTCCACCAATGGAGATACGGCAGAGCGCGAACTTCCCGGCCAGCTACCCGGTTGACCGCCGGGAACAGAATATTTTCGTCCTGTTCCCAGTCCATCGTTCGGGGCTTTGTTTTTGGCGTTTTCTGGTCAGGATCAGCCCCACAGTCAATAAACCACAAGGCCCTCTTAAACGCTTCTTCATATTGTTCCGGGGGGATTGCATCAAAATCCCGGAACAGGATAAACAGGCAAACGTACACGCGCTCACTGTTTTCTAGTTCCGGGTCATTGAATGCTTCTAAAATGGAAAGGACATCCCGAAAGTCCGTCCGTATGCCGTACTCAACGCCGGATACAGAAAGACTTTCCGGGAGTTGCCCGATCATGCACGACCCTTGCCCGCGTACTTCTTCGTGTAGCGTTCCACGCGGGTGTTGATCTTCTTCAGTTCCTGACCAAACTGCTGGCCGATAAACTTACCGACCTGAGAGATCGCGGTTTCGCAGAAAAACACGCCGTTGACAGGGGAAAACGGGTGCATCTTACCAAAGAATGCCTCGCTCATGTTACCGCCGAACATTTCATCGCAGGCGGCATACAGACGCTGCTCCGCCTCGTTCAGCTTGCTGGTATCCAGTTCGCTTTCCGCCGTGCCATCAGCCTTAATACTGACATCTGCCAGCGGCTCGGTGATAGCATCAAAGTCCTTGACCAACTTGTTATAGCGGTCAATAATGCCCATGTCAGTGGGCCGGAACTTGAACAGACCGATCTGCTCACCTTTCAGATTGCGGATACGGACATCCCGCATACCGTCATCGACAACGATTTCCATAGTATCGGTGGTTTTGATTTCATCAGACATAGTGAATCTCCTTTACAAATAAAAATGGGGCGCAGCCCTTTCAGGCCACGCCCCCAGCATAAAACGGTGATTACGCCTTAACGCTGGACACGGTGTTTGCGGTAAAGGTTTTCTTGGTCAAATCGAAAGTACCCTTGGTACGATTACCGCAGTAGTAGACGCTGAACGGAACCTGAACGCCGCTGGTATCGCCGCCCATGCTGGTGGGAACCACCATGACATCCTCACGGTATGCCCAAGTGACAACACCCTTGTCAGTCATCAGAACATCGACAGCGGTAGTCTTGCAGTCATCGCCAGTCTTGCGTTCATTGGCGATGTCGCTGAGAGTTTCAAACAGCGGATCACCGGTGACAGCGTAGAAAGTATCCACGCTGGACTGAGGCTCGTAGCCGTTGTGCTTGATAGTGCCGTCACCGAGGATGTTCTTAGACACTTCGATGTCGGGATTCAGATCGAGGTTATACTCCTCCAGATCGGCACCCAGACGGACGTAGTTCGGGGTGGCACTGCCAGTACCGAAAGAGGCATCAATGAAGTGCGCAAGATATTTGCGCTCGACCTTATTAGCCATGCTTATTTCCTCCTATAAGTCATTTTTAGCTGGATTTGATATTTAGCAGCCCCGCTACCAACTTCAGCGGGGTATGCAGTCAGCGTAGGAACGATGGACTTTACCCGGCCCTCCCGGATATTCGGGAAGTTCTGAACCGTGTTCTGCTGATAAATCCACGCCATGACCTCATCATAAAAGCCCAGATTCGCAAGGCTCTGCTGAATGTCAGGGCCGAAAGATTCTTTCGATGCAAAAATGAAATTCTGCACCTGAATATCATCCAGAACGGTTTCGCCGATAATGTTCTCATGCGTTCTGATTTCGGACGGTACGGAGTAGATCGCATACTCCGTAGGACTTTCCGAAAGAAAGTTGACCCGAAAACGATTCTTGTTCTGAATGGCGGGGCATTTCCGAAACCACAAACGCAGCTGTTCAGTGCTATTTAATTCCGGCATACCGTTTCGCCTCCGTTAAAATATCGTTCATGTGATCCGCTTTCATGCGCTCGTTCCAGAACGAACCCGCGAGGGGGTTTGTGCTGGTGTCGTATTTCAGCTTGCGGCCCGTGAGGTGTTTCGGCATACCCGACGGCGAAAAGAACCGTGTAGGCTCTCCGCTATCGTCATCGAAAACGGGGATGTTCGGCCCCATGACCTCACCATAATAGAGGTATCGTGCATACGGCCCCTCGTATACGACTTTACCGGGGGTGTATGCACGATACGGACTTTTTGCAAGCGTTCCCGTTTTCCACGGAACATATTGCATATTCCACGCAATAACGGAATTATCAATGGCCTGCTGTACCTTGCCGCCCTTTTCAAGGTTTCTGGCTCTCAACAGGTCAGTGACAGATCGCCCGAAGTTAAAACGGGCATTGATGACGGTGTAACTCACTTTCCGATCACCTTCCAATGCTGCGCATGGGGGGCTTTGCGGTTATCCGTGATAGATAACACCGTGAACACGTCTGGGCACGTCTGTTGGACACTGGCGGGCGTGATAGCGTCCACCGTGGTAGCTGTCGGATCAGGCGGCGTAAATGCGATGTACGAACCATCGCTGCCGATCAGTCGGGAAAGGTCTGCCGCCGTAATCCGGGATGGCGTGTCAATCGTGCCTCGTACAATCACATCTCCACGCTGAATAGTGAAACTTTTAGCGGGGTCTGCCGTTTTGTACGCAATCGGATTGACATAGCCTTTCCCGGAAAAATCAGCATCAACAGGTATCCTTACCGTGTACTGATCCGCAGCAAGTAGCCCGGACGTGGTGACAGTAGCCGCTGCCGTGCTGTACCACGATACACCCGTTATCTTGGTAGGCGTATAAACGTCATACCCGGTATCCGGGTCTACCTGTGCATTCAGCAGGGTAATGACCTCTGTGCATCCACGCATCAGCCGTACACCCCCCTATACAAAAGCGGTGTGCCCTTATCATCCCGTTCATCGGTCAGATATGTGCGCACCGTTTTGTTCATAATGGCATCGCTTTCCGCGATGGTGGGAATGTTGCCGTAGCTTTCCGAATATCCATCAGTGTTGTAGGACGTAACCAGCGGGGAGCTGATCTGCGATTCTGCACCGATGGACGTTTCCAGCCCGATGAGCGCAAAAACACAAAGGGTAACGGCCTCCGGCACGTTCGCCATCTTCTGCACACGCGATGCAGTCAGGTAGTCCACCCTTTTCCGGGCTTTGAACTCTGCCAGCGTAAACGCTGTATCGTCCAGTGTGCCGCCCAGCTGTTTATATCGCTCATACGTCAGATAACTTACCATTGGCCTTACCTCTTAGTGTTTGCGGCCCGCTCAGATCAGGCGTGAGCGGTGACGTTGAACTGGAGAGCATCGGACTTGTTGTTCAGGATGAACACGTCCTCATCGCTTTCCTCAAAGTAGATGTACTTGCCCTCAGTCACAGCAGAGGGGGCATCCAGAGTGGCAAAGGAGTAGGAAACAGGGGTGATGACAGCACTCGGATGCACCAGCAGCATATTGATCTGGTCAGCATCAGCAGCGACCTTATAGCCCTTGTCAAAGGTGTACTTGGACTTCATCAGGGTAGAGGGAACGCCGATGATCTTGACCTCATCAATGCGGGAAACAGTGCGGTCAATGTCTGCGTTCTTCTTGCCGACATCAATGTAACGCTGCACCTGCTCGGCGTTCTTCAGCATCTTCTTGACCTCGTTGGTGACGTACAGGACACGGCCAGCAGCGGGAACGCGGGCATTGTCCATGTTCATCATCATGTCATCAAAGACAGACAGCACATTAGCCACAGTCAGGGCGGTTGCATCTGCGGTATGGTTCAGCTTGCCCCACTCGGAATACAGGGTGCTGATGGTGTAGGCATCCATCTCCGGGAACTTCTGCTCCTCGTTGAACACCTGAGTGATGTTGGTGATGGACGCGGCCTGATTGGTTTCATCAATGTCACGCGGATGCACCAGAGTAGACCACTTACGATGATGGGTCAGGGTCTTGTTCTCCCAGCTGTTGTCATAGTTCCGGGTGGCGGTGGCGATGGTATCGCGGTCAGAATCCACACGGCCAGTGGTAGACAGATGGGGGATGGCAATGGTCTTAGCATCCACAAAGCGGAAGCGGCCATTGTTGGGGGTGGCGTACAGATCGCCGAAGAACAGGCTGTAAGGATAAGCCTGCTCCAGAGCGGACTGATACTGGGTTGCGTAGTTGAGCAGTGCCATAGATTTTTACCTCCTATGGATCGTTATTTGGCCCGGATTATTTTTCGGCGGGATTGGGCCGCACCCCGGCGAAATTGAAGTTAAACAGGCTCTTGCCGCCCTCTGCGCCAGCGGTCTTACCAGAGCCAGCGGGCAGCACGATAGCAGGGGGATTGCCGCCCTGTCCACCATTACCGCCCTCATCTGCGGGGGCCTCGGTCTTGAATGCGCCGGGATCAGCAGTGCGGTATGCGGTGACATAATCATCCCATCCCAGCAGCTTGCCGCCATCCAGCTTGAGGCCCTTTGCGCTTGCGTCCTCCAGAAATGCCCGCTTTGCGCTATTAGACGAGAAATGCAGCCCGGAAGATGCCTCACGGAGAGCAAAGTCGTATGCCTGAGCGGTCAACTTCTTCTGATAGTCCTCGGTATCCTTGGTGTACTTGCCCTGCAATGCCGTCAGCTGGGTCTGAACATCTGCCATCTTTGCCGCGTCATTCTTGGCGGCGGTAAGCTGCTCATTCAGACCGTTCAGGTCAGTATCACGCTGCGACAGCTGGCCGTTCAGATCGGTGATCTGCTGGGTCAGAGTGTTCACGCGATTGTCAAACTTGTCCTTGGCAACATACGCACCGCTGGACAGGTCAACAACATTCATGCCTGCCTTGCTGACCGCCTCTGCAAGCTGGTCATAGGTCAGAGGGCCATTCGCAAACAGATTCTTGAGAAATTCCATGTTGTGCCTTTCGCGTTCTGCATTTGACTTGTAAACGCGCTGCCAGTCAGCGCACGGAACGCCATCGCATTTAATCGTCTGCAATGCCGACAAATTTATATCAGGAGCCAAAGGCCCCGGACATCGTTATTCGTCTCGCGGCTGGAAACACGACAGGGTATCAATGTCGTAATCGCCAGCATCACACGCATACTCATGTGGCGCGAGTTGGTGAGCATGGGCGCAGTTCTTACAGGTGCGCTCAGGCTTGTACGCCCATTTTTCATCGTGTACCGGGATGGGCGTAGGGTAAAACTTGCTGTTGTCGTAGACCATTACCTGATTCTTTTCGACAATGGCAAAGTGGCGGTCATCCACAGCCGCCAGAGATGCCCGGATTTCAGCGTTTTCCATTGTGTGAACCTCACTTTACTTTGACAGCCTTAAAGCCCTCTACGGCCATTCTCTGCCGCTGTGAGGGCAAGCCAGATTTTTGCACGATTTCAGAATAGGTCTGCCCCAGTGCGTTGATGTGCTTTTGGCACTCCCGCCGCCCCGCCATGTCACCTGTCAGGCGACACGCATTCGCGGCATCCTTCCAGCGGCGCGATTCTGTTTCGATCCGCCTCATCAGCTGTGTAGCTTGGTAGATCGTGTAATGCTTGCCGCCGATCTCTACGCCCACATCGTTCGCCGCTTTCCACGCCGCCAGCTGTTCATCCGTATAACGGCGGACAGAATAGCGGGTGTCAAACGGCACAGGAAAGTGCATACAGTTCCATTCACCGATTGGACGGCGGAATGCGGTGTAAACGTGCCCCTCGACATCAACAAAAGGCTGGCCGGATTGCATCTTTTCAAACTCAGCGATTAAAAAAACGCGCCCCTGCACCGGTTCGTGATCCGGCGCACTGTGCGCGTGTGCTGATATTTCACGAGCATTAAATCCCAGATCATCGCCGATAATCTGCGCCCCGTTCTTTGCGATCTGGTTTGTCGCGTCTATGATGTTTTGACGTACAGCTGTATCAAGCCGCCTATGGTAGCCGCTGGCGTACTGTACCTGTAAGCCGTTATAGCCCAGCTCTTGCACCGTCCGGCGCATCGCCGAATTGTAATCGGTCAGCCCGGAGGACGCGACCAGAACCGCCTTATCCACAGCCTTTTTATAGGCATCGGATACGGCGGTAGTGTTGGAGTAGTTTTGCAGATCGCCAGCGGTCTGCATCGACACAGCCCGGACATAATGCCGCAGCTGGTTCTGTGCGGCATCGCTCAGGGGCTGAGATTCCAGAGCAGCAGCAAAACGGGGGTCTGTATACACATCATCCATTGCCGCTTGATAGATTTTAGCCATCTGAGCAGAGGCCAGCCCCGTAGCCGTTTGCAGCTTCTTTTTGATGGCGGTGACATCCTGCGACATCTCCATCATAATGGTAAGCTGGTTAATGCTGGACTGGCTCATCTGCCCGATTTTTTGAATCTGGGCAGCGATTTTTGCAATGAAAAATGCGTTGACCTCATCAAACTGCGCCATAACCACAGAGAGGGCCTTTTCCAGCTTTTCAGTGGTTTGCATGAGAAATTACCCTTTCCGAATTAACGCCGTTTACTGGGCTTCATTGCCGCCGTTGGCGATGTTCGGCAGAACGGCCTGCAAATTGTTCATCTGGTCTGCCAGCTGCTCATCCCGGATAGCTTGCAGGGCTGCATCTGCCTGCGCCTTGGTTTCACCAAAGAACCACTGGCGCATCTCAGAACGGCCCATCATGCTATTGGTAGCCAGTAACAGCCGCTGCTGGAGCTGCTGGTCACTGTCTGTCAGGATAGAATCATCCCAGTCAAACGAAACCTCGTAATCACCAGCCGGGGCCAGATTATACAGAGTGGCGTACTTATCCATTGCCCGGATAACATCACGCAGACAGGTTTCAAGTGCCCGCTGATTGTCCGCGATGGTGGAATAGGTCTGCTGCTTTGCGATTTTCAGCTCGGTAGCAGTACGCGCATCCACTTGGGGATCAGAAATAGAGCCTCTGGACAGCCCGCACAAGTCCTCCACATGACGGAGAATCTGGTTCAGACCGTTAATCAGAGCCACATCACGGAACGCCGGGGCGAACACGTTGTAATTGCCGCCATCGCCGCCAGCATCCACGCCACGGAACAGCCGCCTGTTCAACTGAGGGAGGCCCAGTTGCTTTGTTGCGGGATCTTCTTTCAGGGCCATCGGGTCAACGTCAATCGCCAGCTCGCCGCCCTCATACTCCCACAGCAGACGGGAATACTGGACATCCGCATCATGGATGGCATCAATAGCCCGTGCAAATGCAGAAACGCCCATCGGGGAATCCACATCAATGCAGTTTGCGGCAGCGACCTTATACCAGCCAAAAAGCTGGCCGTCTGCCTGCTTGATCTCTGCGGTAGGCTCCAGACTAGCCCAGCGCGGAACGCTGGACAGGGGTACTTCCGTACCGATGTAATCACGCAGGGTAGACCTATATGCCTGCTGGGTGACGGTGACAGAATCACCATCCCGCACATGACGCTCCAGCCGGGTGTAATAGGTCTTGCCCTCGGTCAGCACATCGCGGAAAATAACATCCGTGAGATCGCTGTTATCGCCGAAAGAGATCGGGTACAGGCTCCAGTCTGCTGTGAAGTCAAAGTAAATATGACCGTCCTGCCCCGGATAGGGCTTGATGGTCATACCGCCCGCTGCCAGACCGATTTCCAGCTTCTCGCGCAGAATGTCGATCAGCTTTTCAAACTCGGCTTTCAGGTATTTGGAGCGTTCATTTTCGGGGGCCTCGCCGTTTTCGTCAGCCTCGCCGCCCGTGATGTTCCACTTCATCTCCAGCACAATCTGTCGGGCCAGAGTGCTGCAAATCTGAGATGCAAGGTTCAGGGATTTCACATCCGCGCCATCCTTGCCCTTGCGCCATGGAGCCATATTGCGATACAGGTCATACCAGTCATCCAGTGCCTGCGCCATCTCGGTAGACAGCGGCGTTTCGATGCTGGTAGCCTGTTCGATGCTCTTGTATGGGATCATGCGGTGAATCACCTGCCTTATCATCTGTAAAATACGGGAAAACATGACTTTCCTCCCTTAGTTGCCGCGCCGTTTCCACACGTTGTTGAGGGCATACCGCACACTGTCAATCGCGTGGTTATTGGCATCCGGGTAGCCGCTGATAATCTCATCGTCAGAATTGCGCTCATACTCGTACTCGGAGAACTCTTTCGCCGATTCCGGGCATCGCACAGGGTCAATGACGATCTTTTTCAGCGATTGCAGCCATTTCATAGAGTAGCGGACAGAATCGGGGCCTTTGATCGTGGGCCGCATACTCGCACCGTAGCTCTTAAAATCGCCGATGCTCTTAGGCTCTGCACTATCCGCCGTGATAAGATCGGAATAGGTCACGCCCTTTTCGGTTTGCAGCATTTCCCACAGTTCCCGGTTAGGGGTCTTGCGGACACGCAGCTCATCGAAAATGTACAGGGTCAACTGGGCAGGGTTGTAGCAGACCTTACTCCAGTGCGCCGGATCAGGAAACCAGCCAAAGTCCAGCCCCTGATAGGTGTAGCTGAAATTCTCGATTTCCTCATCCGTGATCTCCCGCAGTTCGATGTTGGTGAACACCTCGCCGCCCGTACCTGTTGCCTCGCCCAGATACTCATTGGCGTATGCTGTCGGATTGCTTTCTTTCAGGGCCTCAGCCTCAGAAATGAAAAAATCGCCCAGCCATTCCGGGTGATACGACATCACTTCCAGATAGGTAGACGAATGTACAAGGGTATCCGGGCCGGGGTTAAGCACAGCCTGATTCATAAAGTTGGATCGCGTTTCCGGGGGGTTAAAGGATAGGAACGTCCAGAACCGGGAGCCGCCACGCAGGGCAGACTGCTGCACGGATCGGATTTCTTTCATGCCGGAAAACGTGTCGCATTCCTCAAACCATGTAATGCCGATATAGCCTTTACTGGGCTTGATGGATTTGACCTTTAGGGGGTCATCCAGACCACGAAACAGGATTTCTTGCCCGGTAGACTTGCGCACGATTTTCAGCGGCGAAACGAACGCCTGAAACTCATCCGACAGGCCCAGACGGTCAATGCCGGAAATGATCTGGTTATACACCGAATCGCGCAGCGTGTTCTGCTGCTTTCGGAGTACCAGCGCATTCAGGGCTTCGTTTCCCGGCTCAATCATCACAAGCGGGATGGCCGTACCGCAGAAAGACGATTTGAGGGAACCACGCCCGCCCTTGAAAATATAGCGGTTGTGTTGGTGATCCAATACATCAAGCAAAACACCGTCATAGTTCGGGGTCAAAACGTCCTCGATGTAGATGTCAGGCATCCGCACCACCGCTTTCATCGGCGGGCTTGTCACCACGCATCAGATGAATCTTGATAGAGCCATCCACTACCCCGGCGGAATCAGGCGAACCGCCCTCGCCGTTCGTCTGCCCCAGAATATCCAGCAGCAGCCGCAGAACGCCGACATCGCCCTCTTTCGCTTTCTGGATGTACGGCACCAGAATCTGCACCATGACGGTGGTATTGTTGCTGTCGTTCAGTGCGTCCTCCAGCGATTTCAGGTCATAGGATGTTTTACAAGCGTTGCCCTTTCCCTTGGTGGATCGGCTCGGCTTTGTGAGCAGTTCCAGCAGGGCCTCCCGAACCATCTTAGCTTCTTTGCGCTTTGCGGCGGATGCTTTACCGCCTCTGGACTGAATCTCACGGCGCACATCCGGGGGTAAATCCGCCAGATTTCGGAGGCCCGTGGTATTGCGCTTTGCTTTTTCTCCCACGTTCTGCACCTCGCTTTCTGGGGAAATAAAAAAGCACCCGACACATCACAGTGTCGAGTGCTAGTGCGCTATTGGGTTTTACTTCTTGGGCTTTGCCGTGGCCTTTTTCGCGGTAGCCTTACCGCCGCCTGCGACCTTAGCGTTAGCCTCGCTCATAGCCTTTACGAGAGCCTGTGCGCCCTCTTTGGTAAGAGCGACCTCTTTATACTCTTTTGCCATAATCGGCCTCCTTATGCGTTGCTCTGGCGGTAGACAAGGGCAGAACGGTCAATGACATTATGGTAGTCATTATAGTCAGACCGAATCACGTTATAGCCCATCGCCAGCGCGTAGATACTGATATTGTCGCTAGTTACCTTGCGACCTACCGCCGCTACGAATTTCGGATGCTTAGTAGCCCATGCCGGAATCTGATTTTGCAGCGTGTTCTTGGAGATGACGTGCGCAGTTTTCGGGTTGAGAACCGCGATGGCCGTTGCGCCGTTCGCGTATCCCGTATTCCTACCGCCGTTCTTGTCAAAGTATGTGCCAGAGCCGTACACATTGCCGCCGTGTTTACCGCCGACATAGTTCAGCTGGCTGTACTTCATCATCTGGGTGATCTGATCCGGGGACAGGTGAACATGGACGTTGTTGATGGTGTAATCCGCACCACCAACAGAACGGGCCATCACATCCGACTGCGAGATGTTATTGGCTTTCATAAACTGGCTGAACTGGGTATCATCCAGAACCGTGGGCATACCGTTCGCGCCGGACGCATAGACGAATTTCTGCGTTGCGTCCACAGCATCGTTCAAGTGGTTCGGCATATCAATGGTCTTGGACTGGTTCATCAGTGCTGCCAGCTGATCGTCTGTCATGTTTGCCAGAGTGCCAGTGACATCAGGAATAGCCGGGGTGTTGTTCGCATCGGGAACCTGATTCTGGATGAGCTGTCCATTGCCCATGCCAGCACCGCCACCCGCTGCCGACTGAGGCGCGGCCTGTGTAGCAGTAGCGGGCTGCGGACTCTGTGCGCTTGCGGAATACTTGCTGCCTCTACCGCCCATAGCCTTAAACCTCCCTTACTTTTTCTTCTTTGCCGGGGTGGGCTTCTTTGCACCACCCGACTGCTGCGCGTTGATCTCCGCAACAGCCTTTTTCACGCTGTCCGGGAGAGGGCCGACAGAAATGCCGTAGCCGTTGGAAGTCCAACGATCCACACCATGAGGGCCATTTGCCTTTGCTTTTGCCATGAGAATACCTCCTTTGTTTACTGCTTGCTGACCTCGACCACAATCTCGATCTGGGGCAAGTTCATATTACGGGAACCCTGCTGACGTGCAGAGTTACCAGTATAGCGAACATCAACGATCTTCATGTTCTTGCTGCCACCGCTGGGAGCAAGAACGACCTCACCCAACGAACCGCCGGGGCCGTTGCCGGGCATCATAGCCTGAACATTGGCCTTAGCCTGATAGCTGATCTTAACGGCGCGGGTATTGAACACCGACTGACTACTTGCCGGGGCATTCTTGAAGTCGTTGTAAGACGTGGACAAGAACTTGTTCTCACCGTAGGACATACCCGTCAGGGCCTTTTTCAGTGCCGCCGGGGAGAGCTTGGTATAGTCCGCGTTCTTAACGCCAGCCTGCTGCAACAGTCCGTTGACGAACTGGGGATGATCGTACCGGGTCAGATTCAGGTTATAACCCAGATTGTGCATCGCCGCCATCATGTGCTGCTGCATATACTGCTGGTTTGCGGTCAACTTCTGACCGTTTGCCATGTTCCAGTTCATGTTCTGAGAGGGCGAATACAAGCTGCCCGGCTCCGGCTGATCCGCCAGATAGTTGATCGTGGCAATCTGCTGGTCAATATTCAGATTCTGATTCTGGAAATACTGCTTGCCGTTGAACAGCTGGTGATAGGTCTGGGTATCCGTGTCAGCGAATACAGAACTATTCAGCTGCGCCGCCTGCTGTGCCGTGGGCACAATATTGGGCGGATTGGTCTGCACCTGAAACTGCGCAGCGGGGCCGTTCAGCCCTCCACCGCCGCCAGCTGCACCGACAGAAACACCGCCGGACATCTGACTTTTGCTCCCTCTACCGCCCATTATAGCGTCCTCCCTTTGCATCGTCAAACTTTTTCTTTCGCCGCTTTCTGCTTTGCGGCTATCCGCTTTTTCAGCTCGTGCTGGAATGCGGGAACCGGGCACACGTTTGACCGCCATTTCAGGGCATCCGGCACATCACCATAAAAGATGACCTTGCTAGGCTCCAAACGTCTTTCCATCTCCAGATAGCCGGACATGAACAGCTCCGCGCATTCCGGGTCCGCCTGCGTACCGACAGATGACACAATGACATCACCGCCGACAGGCTCACCGTCAAAACACCACTCGTAACTGTCCGGCGTACTCCATGCAATAGTCGGGATGACGGTTATGCCGTGATCCTGCCAGTAGCGGCCCAACCAGTGCTTGCGGTAGTGGTTGTATATCTGGATGGCTTTGGGGAAATCCGTGTACATGGAAAAGTCCGGGGTTGCAACGCAACGGAACCCGGACAGCATCGGCAAATAGACATCCGGCGCAGTCCACAGACGGTTAAACTGGTAATCGTCAATGAAAAAGTGGACACTGTGCGCGGGTCTGTCCTCTACATCGCAGCCCTTGGCATAGTTAAAGCCTATCCACGTTTCTGCATCACAGTGGACAGGCTCAAGCTCTGGTATGCCAAACTCACCGACACCGGGATAGATGCAGCGGTTCAGGTTTTCGTAGTTGCGCGTTTGCCGATAGCTTTCAGACATAGTACCTCAACAACAGAAAAACCGCTGCCCGGTCAAAGGTAGCGGTTTTCCCGAAAGGAGTGATTCATCCCATGAGCAAAGAATCCCATGTACACGTTCAGCGCAGCCCCATGCTCTACGCTGAATCGCAGTTTAATTATAACACAGGTATGCGTGGGAATGTTGGGAACTTTTGGACAAAAATGGTCAACTTTCGGACTTTTCCGGGTTTTCGTCCAGATAGCGGGTCACTTTCTTGCGTACACCACTGCCCGTATACACGCCGGGGAGCTGCCCGGCCACTGCATCCCACGTCATGCAGTCCAGAAACTTGAGGCGGAAAATCTGCCGGATAAAGCTATCTGGGATGTCATTGATGTACTGCGTCAGCCGCTCGCGCTCATGCTCGCACTTGTGCTGCATCTCGACAATCTGGGCATACAGGTCAGCGCATTCAATGGCTCCGGCCTCCACCTTGCCTGCGCCCGTGCCGCCGCCTTTGGGCATCCCGGACAGGTCAGGGCTTGACGGTGATCCAGTCCGTTCCTCGATGTCAGCAGCCCGCCTCTGCAAGTCCGCGATTTCACGATTCAGCCAAAACAGCTGCGATAACTCTTTGATGGTCATTGTACCGCCTCCCTTGCGCTCTTGACCTTGACCTTTAGCGCGGACAACAAGCTATCCTGCGCGTCCTCTTTTCGATCCAGTGCCCGGATGACATCTTCATCCACGCCGCCCTGAACAATCAAATTATGGATGATACACGGCTCTGTCTGCCCCTGCCGATGCAGCCGCTTATTAGCCTGCTGGTATTGCTCCAGTGCCCACGTCAGACTGAACCAGATGACGTGATGCCCGCCAGCCTGCAAATTAAGCCCGTAGGCACAGCTTGCCGGATGAGCAAGTAAAATATCGACCTCGCCAGCATTCCACGCCTGCGCGTCCTCTGCGCCGCCGTAGACGCGCACCCGCAGCCCGGTGGACTTTAGCGCGGTCTGTAAACGGTCTGCATCATGCTTGAATCCGTAGAATACAAGCGCGTGTTGCCCGCCCAGCTGCTCCACGACTTCCAGAAAGGCAGCAATCTTGCAGCCATGGACGATCTGCACATCGCCGTTCTCATCGTAGACGGCCCCGTTGCACAGCTGCAATAGCTTGCCCGTCAGAACGCCAGCACTCCCGGCGGTAATCACGCCGTCCTCGACTTCCAACAGGGCATCCCGTTCCAGCCTGTCATACGCCTGTTTTGCGGCCTTATCCAGCACCACGGGAATGTTATCGGTGATACAGTCAGGCAGTGACAGGTAATCAGCGGCTTTCATGCTGATACAAATATCGGACAGCTGCCGATAGATGTCCTCCTGTGCGCCCACCTTGGGCCGATACGAAAAAATCTGCGTCCGGCTCCGCTTGTCCGGGGTGAAATAAATCTCTCGGTATGCGGTAATCGTGCGGCCCAGCCGCTGCCCGCCGTCCAGCAGATAAATCTGTGCCCACAAATCCATCAGGCCGTTGGATGTTGGTGTACCCGTCAGCTCGACAAGGCGGTGAATCTTAGGCCGGACAGTCTTTAGGGCACGGAACCGATGGGAACGGGGATTCTTAAAGCTGCTGCTTTCATCTAGTACGACCATATCAAACGGCCATGCCCGCCCACACTCCTGCACCAGCCATGGAATATTTTCTCGGTTGATGACGTAGACATCTGCCTGTGTAGCCAGCACTCGCCGCCGATGAGCCTCCGTGCCCAGCACCTCGACCACCCGCAGCCCTTGGGTCTGCTCCCACGTTGCAGCTTCATTCTGCCATGTGGCTTCTGCTACCTTCTTCGGGGCCACCACCAGAACGCGGCTCACGGCCCAGCAGTCGAACTTTAGGCAGCGGATAGCCATGAGGGTTATAGCGGTCTTGCCCAGCCCCATATCGAGGAACAGGCCCACCGTGGGGGATTCCACGATGCGGTTGATGCAATACTGCTGATACGGATGCGGGGTGAACGTCTTACACGTCATCGGGGCTGTCCTCCATCATCTTGAAGAAATCCTGATCCATGAGATAGCGGCAATAGTCTGCCACCTGTCTGATCTTCTCCGGGCTGTCCACTCCAGAGAACACGGTAAACCCGGCATCCCGGATTTTCTGCTGCACATACTCCTGTCTTGCCCGCTCACGCTTGCCCAGCTGCTTGAGTTCCACGAACACGGTATGCCCGCCGGGTAACAGGATGACCCGATCTGGTACACCGCTCATGCCGGGGCTTTCAAACTTTAGGCACATGATCCCGTCCTCCAGCTCTTCGACAGTCCGCTTTAACTGCCGCTCGACAGAGCTTTCCAGCTTGACCACGCCGCCCTTTGCTTTTTGGTTCTGCACTTCTTGGCCTCCCATCTGCCACCGTCAAGCCCTTGTAACACACGCGCCCGCGCGTATATAACTATATTAAATTAGGCGTATTAGGTAATGCCTATTATCCCTAATTCCTATTTTTTATAATGTTTATAAAAATAATGTTACAATGTTACAATGATAAAATTTGACGGTGATTCAATAAAAAATCGTGTAACACTGCTATGTTACATCAATGTTACACGTTACAGCGGTTTTTAACACGAATGTTTCAATGTTACAGGTTTTGTTACATCAATGTTACACGTCCAGAGCATTGAATCCGCGCTGCACACCATACGGGCCAAACCGCTGAGTTCTTGGGTTTTTCTGCCATTCCGGGAGATTGCTCAACACGGCGTTGATCTCCCGAACGTCCCCCGGTTTGATGTCCTTGGCGGCTCCGTTGAACAGCTCACACCAGACCTCCAGCGCACAAATTCTATCGCGCTTAATCATCGTGTAGCTACCTCTGTCACCGCCAGCCCAGAAATCCCTGCGCCGGGAGAGATCACGTTTTGCCCAGTCATCCGGCACTTCTTTTGCAAGGAAATCCCGGATCAGGCCCTCTTTCGGAGAGGTTTCACGGTGCGCCTCCTGCACGGCACGGGCTGTAAACTCAATCTCGCCGGACAGATACAGGCTTTCGCCGCACTTCCAACGCATCTTTGCTTCTGCCCAGACCTGTGCAATCACATCATCCGTGAGGTCAGACCATACCTTTTTCTCGGTATCGTGACATCCCACGTTGACAGGCCAGAAACGGCGGTTTCCCGTGGTATCCCGGAGAAAGGTAGTCTCGTTGCACGTTCCGAAGAACACGCACCGCCGGGGCAGCTCCTGCACATTCCGGCCATACGCGGCGCGGTAACGGTCAGCCCGCAGGCTGAGGAACTGTTTGACGCGGGAAACATCGGACAGGCGGAACGCATCCAGTTCGGCTACTTCCACCAGCCAGACACCCGGCAGCAGTTCAGAGGCATCTTTGCCCTCAAAGGTGCGGATGCTGTCATTGAACCAGCCGTGCGACATCTTATCCAGCAGCGTGGACTTGCCCAGACCTTGCGCACCACACAGGATGAGCATATTGTCGAACTTAGTTCCCGGCTCATAGCACCGGGCCACCGCTGCTGTGAACATCTTGCGGGTGACAGCGGCGGTATACGGGCTATCCTCCGCGCCCAGATAATCCACCAGCAGCGTATCCAGCCGGGGCACTCCATCCCATTCCAGCGGGTCAAGATACTGCTGAACCTCGTTGAATGCGTGGGTAGCGGCATGGATGTCAAGCGCGGCATCAATGGCGGCGCGTCCCGTGATTTGGTAGAGCTTTTCCAGTGTCCAGTACATACCATTGGAATCCGTATCG